GCACAATTAAATTGATTTATGGCACTACAACGAGCACTGACGGTTGATAATGTACTTGCAAAAAAATATAAACTAATAGACTTTACAGGCGAATGGTATGATGCATTTGACAAGCCTGAGATGAGTGGAGTATGGTTTGTTTGGGGCAATTCAGGAAACGGGAAGACAAGTTTTTTAATTCAAATGATAAAGGAGTTGGCAAAATTTGACAAAGTGCTTGTAAATAGCCGTGAAGAGGGAACCCGGCACACGCTTCAGAAGAGCTTAATTAATTTCAACATGCGCGATGTAGGTAAAAGTAAAGTGCACTTTGTGAATGAGGGTATAGTTGACTTGACAACGAGGCTGAAATTGAAGAAATCGCACAGGATAGTAGTGATTGACTCTTTTCAGTACATGCAAATAAGTTACAAGGAGTATATACGATTCAAAGAGCAGTTCCCGGATAAACTGCTGATATTTATTAGTCATGCTGATGGTAAAAGCCCTGAAGGGCGCAGCGCAAAGTCTGTAAAATTTGATGCCGGTTTGAAAATATATGTCGAAGGTTACAGAGCATTCTCTCACGGGAGGTACAAAGGAGCAAAAGAAGAATATGATATATGGCCGAAAAAAGCACTCAAATATTGGGGAACAGAGCCAGGAGAACAAATTTAAAACAAAAACGGAATATGAACATAACGGAAATCACTCACAAAAACCTTGTAAAGAAGTTTCACACGCTCCTAAGCAAGTACTCTATCAGAAACGAGGACAAACTAAGCATTCTCGGAGGTTATGGCGTTGAAACATCACTGGACTTGACAATTGATCAACTGGTACAGATATGCGATGCCATTGATCAGACATTTGGCACCAAGGCTGACGAAAAGCAGAAAGAACTTGACATGTGGCGTAAAAGGGTTATAGCTTCAATCTTTGCCTGGCGCAAAAGTATGGGGACACCTACTGATAACATGAACCTGGTTAAAGCTATTGCCTGCCGCGCTGCCGAGATACCGGAAGGATACGCACTAAGCAGCCGTTTTAATTCCATACCTATTAGCGACCTTAGAAGCCTGTATAACTCATTTTTGAAAATGAGTAAAAACATGGGAAAGGTTAAGGAAATGACACAGGAAATGATAGATAAACTAACAATTTTAAATTAAATGTTATGGAAAATTCAACCTATTGCGACAGATACGATGATACTGATGCAAATGATATACGGTGGTACGAAGCGGGTGTAATCCTTCTGATATTAATTTTAGTAGGCATTATTTACCTGATCCGGGAAATGGCAGTTAAACTATTTAAATATATTCAAATATGATTCAAACAAACAAAAATGAAATTTGGATTGACGAGTCGGGAACTCAGATTCCATACAAGCGGATAACAAAGTCCGAAAGATTAATGGAGGCGCATGCTTCGGTACTTGTAAAAAAGGCTACAGCAGTTAATGACCGTTTAATTGCCTTTAAAAAAGAGATTAAAAAGATTTGCGAAGATGTAGAACAGGCTTTTCTTGACGAAAACAAAATTACTCGCGACGAAAAATTCAAAGGAAATTATACCTGGTACAATTTCGACAGATCGATAAAGGTTGAGCGCTCAGTTAATGAAGTTTTGCAGTACGATGATCAAACAATTATGGCAGCTAAAGAAATTCTACATGAGTTCTTGAGTGAGTCTCTTGATAGCTCAAAAAACTTTGTAAAAGAAATGATTCTGACTGCATTTGAGAATAAAAACGGTAAGTTGGACCCTAAAAAGATTACTCCACTTACAAGGCACGAAAAGCGGGTAAATGATCCACGCTTCAGCGAAGCCTGCAACCTGATTAAAAAGGCTGAACGACGACCGGACTCAAAAGTATATTACCGGGTATCGGCAAAAAATGTGGCCGGAGCTTATGAGGCTATTGAATTGAATTTTTCTAATATATAAAAATAATCAGTTCCACACACGGAACATAAAACAAAATCAACATGCATAACTGGTTTGAATGTAAAATTAAGTACGAAAAAACCGCGGAAGAAGGTAAGATCGTAAAAGTAACTGAAACTTACTTAGTAGATGCTTTATCATTTACTGAGGCTGAGGCAAGAATTATTGAGGAAATGAGACCGTTTATTAGCGGTGAATTTACTGTAACTGCTATTCGGAGAGTTAAAATCAACGAAATGTTTTTCAACGAAAACGGCGATAAATGGTATCGTGCTCGTCTAAATTATATCACTCTGGATGAAGAAAAAGGAGTTGAAAAGAAAACAGCTGTAACTATGTTGGTACAAGCTAACGATACCAAAGAAGCTAATGCAGGAATTGTAAAAGGTATGGAAGGCTCACTGGTAGACTATATTATTGCTTCCATTACTGAAACAATGATAATGGATGTATTCAAATATGAAACGGCTGCTTAAATTAATCAGTGGAAGTACATGTTTTGTACTTCCACATAATAAAAACAATATGAGAAAACAATTATTTATCGAAGAGTCGGAAGCTCGCAGTTTATATAAAACTGCTTCACCAGAATTTAAGCAAATGCTTAACGCAACTTTTGGAAAAGAGTTTTTTGAGCTGAAAATCACTGACCGTATTAAAACGTACGAAGATGCCTGTGCTGAACTTGGCATAGCAAATCAACTTGAAGTTACGCTTAATGAACTCGGATATACACCTGACGAAATCACCCTGCGTAAAATTAAAACCATTACTGAAGCATTAAACGAAGGTTGGAAACCGGACTGGACTAATTCAGACCAAAATAAATATTACCCATATTTCCGTATGTCTTCCGGGGGCTTCGTTTTCTACGATACGTATTGCGATTACTCGTATGCGGATGCGGGTAACGCCTCGCGCCTTTGCTTTAAAAGTAGTGCACTGGCAGAATATGCTGGAAAACAGTTCTTGAATTTATATACTGATTATATTCTTTATTATTAATAACAGCCGAAAGGCATAAAATCAATTTTGCACACATGGAAAAAGAAGAAAAAACAACAATGGAAAGCATCAAAACAGTAGAAGATGCTTGCAATTCAACAGGAATGCCTGCCACTCCTGAGTTTACCGAAGCACCTGAAGAGATGCGCGAATTTCTAAAAGCCGTTTATGAGGCTGTAGTTATAACCTTAGCGCTGGTTGGCGACTGGAAACCTGATTGGAATAATAGCAACCAACAAAAATGGTATCCCTGGTTCGGCATGTCTTCCGGGGGCTTCGTTTTCAAGGATACGGCTTACGTTTGCTCGCGTGCGACTGCGGGTAACGCCTCGCGCCTTTGCTTTCCCACGGAGGAACTGGCTGAGTATGCAGGCCGACAGTTTACGGATGTTTACTCTCGAGTTATTCTGAAGTAAAATAATAAGGCTGTTTGTCTTTGTGAGGTTGTCTTCCAGGGGCTTCGTTTTCAACGATACGAATTACGATAACTCGAATGCGAATGCAGGTAACACCTCGCACCTATGCTAAAAAAAATACAAGGACAAAGGCCTTGGCACTTGCCAAAAAACAACAAAGTTCAATGTGTGCCGGTAGTCCTGCGAAAGCAGGGCGAACGCTCGCAAACGAAAAGCAAAGGAATGAAAAGATACGGAAATTTATACGATGAGGTATGCAGCGCCGGAAACCTGGCGCTGGCACACCAAAAAGCCCGAAAAGGCAAAGCGCACACATACGGTGTGAGGCTCTTTGAAAAGGAGTTGGAAAACAATATGCAGCAGCTGCGTGATGAACTGGAGGCAGGAACTTACCGGACTTCGGAATATAGCGTGTTTACGATTTACGATCCGAAAGAACGCGAGATATACCGGCTCCCCTTCAGGGACAGAGTAGTTCACCATGCCATTATGAATGTGATGGAGCCTATATGGACAAATATATTTATTCAGCACACTTACAGCTGTATCAAAGGTCGTGGAATTCATGCCCTTTCAAAAGCGATTAAACGGGATTTAAAGGATGTTGAAAACACCGGTTATTGTCTGAAAATGGATGTCAGGAAGTTTTACCCAACCATTGATCACGAAATACTGAAAAGTATTATCAGGAGAAAGGTAAAAGATAACCGGTTGCTCAATTTGCTTGATCTGATTATTGACTCAGCTCCTGGCGTTCCAATTGGAAACTATTTATCGCAGTTCTTTGCCAATTTGTACCTGACGTATTTTGATCACTGGATAAAGGAAACGAAGCGGGTTAAATATTACTACAGGTATGCCGATGATATAGTGATTTTATCAGCAAATAAGCCATATCTGCACGATTTACTGAAAGACATTGACCATTACCTGAGCAATGAGATGAAGCTGCAACTAAAGGGCAATTTTCAGGTGTTTCCAGTCGATTCACGCGGTATTGACTACGTAGGATATAAATTCTACCATACGCACATTTTAATGCGTAAATCAATTAAAAAACGGCTATGCAGGAAGGCCGCAAAACTTAACAAGAAAGACATTAACGACCGTGAATACAAAATGCAGATTGCTCCCTGGATGGGATGGGCAAAACACTGCGATTCCCGGAATTTACTAAAAACAGTACTAAATGAAAAAATTCTCTGATTTGGGTGTAAAGGCACTCGAAGATAAAAATATATTCAACGTTCCGGTGGTTTCGGTTCAGGACGTGATAAACGTAGAAATCGAAGTATTGGACTTTGAAGCAAATGTAAAGACAAGTCACGGCGATGGTAGATACATACTGAAGGTAAGGTATGAAGGAAGGGAGTGTAAATTTTTTACCAATGCAAGCCCGATAAAAAACG